TCGGCCTTCGTCGTGGCCTTCACCATCGCCGCGGCAGCCCCCGAGGGCCGCTACAACCTCTACGTCTCGCAGGAGGCGGGCACGGTGCCGCTCTTCGCCGGCACGGTCACGAAACCCGTGGGCGCGCAGTTGATCCAGAACGTCGCCAAGGTCGCCGGGGCCACGAGCGGCTCCATCTCGTCGAATGCGAACGGCGCTCCCGCCGGGGCCGATCCGCCGGCGACGGGTGCGGTGCACGTCGGCTACATCTTCGGCAAGTCCGCCTTTGCGGTCCCCGCCATCGGATCCCGCGTGCAGGCCACCTTGACGCCGGCGACTGCCACCGACTCCGACCCGTTGCAGCAGCGCCGCAAGGCCGGATTCAAGTTCTTCACCAAGACGTGCATCCTGAACGTCGATTTCTACCGGCGTTTCGAGTGCTCGTCGGCGTTCTCCTGAGCATGGGACGTCCGCGGAAGTATCCGCTGCCTCCGGCGCCGGATGACCCGGTGCCGGAGGAGGAGCTCGACGAGGATCCCGAACGCTTCGACGACCTCGAGCCCGAGCAGCTCGTCGAGATCGCGCTGGAGCGCCCGCAGATGCGGCTCACGCCTGCGATGGTCTACGCGCTCAATCTGCTCTGGCGGGATTACGTCAAGGCCGAGGACGACGAGGCGAAGCAGCGTGCCCGCCGCATCGTGTCGCGATTGCGGCGGGCAAAGCACGATGAGCTGCATCCCGGCTGCACCCGCGTCAAGATCACTGTCCCGCCGCTCCGCCGCTCGGATGGCAACGGCATGTGGCTCGTGCGGGTCAACGAGAAGGCCTTCGTCGGTGAGCACGAGATGTGGGAATGCGAGGCGCGTACCATCTTGGAGCTCGTCCACAACTTCCACCAGGTCGAGGCGAACCGGAAAAGCGACACGCAGCATGCCATCGATCTGGACTCGGGCGGCATGATCGCCGAGCGGATCCAAGCGATCCGGCGGGCATAGCGGATGCCATCGCGAAAAAATCCGCCCTTCTCGGGGCAGTTGACGAAGGTGACGGGCGACGGCGAGCACGTGACCCTCGCCTTCACCGCCGGCACCGTCGACGAGCTCCGCCACGCCCTCGCCGCCGCCGGCGTGGTCGCCGCCGAGCGCATCAAGGCAACGAATGCAGCGATCCTCGATGCTGCCGCCACGTTCGAGGAGCGGCAAGCCAAGGTCTATCAGAACGCCGTCGCGCAGCTCCGCCGCGAAATGGGTCTGACGGCGCCGCCCGGCGATACGGGAAATAGTCATGCCGACGATTCCGCCGGGCCGATACACGCGCCAGCGGCTCCGTGACCTGGCGTTGAACCGCGCGGGCAACAGCGCGCTCGACGCCGATGCCACGGATTTCCTGAGTCAGCACCTCTTTGAGCTCTACACGCTCGCCGATTGGCCGTTCCTCTACGTCTCGGCGCCGCTGACGATCACGAGTGGCGCGGTCGACCTCCCGACCGACTTCTATCAGCCGCAGGATGACCACGGCCTGCAGATCGTGGCGGTCGACGGCAATCCAACGGCCAACACGTTCGTCACCGAACTCTCGCCTGAGGAGCTCGCCGCCCGCTCCGGCCCGGGCATGGGCAGCGGCGCCCCACCGACGTTCTACGCCATCTCGCGGTCGGCGACGCAGGCGAGCTTCGCGCCCGATCCGAGTGGCCATCAGATCACCGCGCTGCTGCGGTATCGCCGCTTGCCGCCGGAGCCGCTGCCTGCCGACGAGCCGGCGGACATCCCCGTGTTTCCGTTCCACAACTACCTCGTGCAAGCGGTCTACGTCTTTGCGCTCGAACATGAGAGAGATGCCCGGGCGCTGCAGGAGGCAGGCGTGCGGGACGCACTTCTCGCCTCCATCCGCCGTGGCAACGCGCCGCTCCGCTCCCAGCGTGCCGAGATTCCGCTCGACCCGTTGGTCTTCCGCACGCCGTTTCGAGGGTGGTAGATGCCAGGCGCCCCCGACCGCGAGCTCCCCATTCCCGTCCGCCGCTTTCAGGGGACGATGCTGGACGTCGATCCAGCGTTTACCCCCCTCGGGTATTTGATCCGCGCCGAGAACTGGGTGCCGGATCTCACCTATGTCTTGAGCAAGCGCAAAGGCTCGCTGTCGTGGCAGCGCCTCCCATCGCCCGGCCGGGTCGACCCATTGCTCTACACGACGAGTGTCGCCGGGGACCGCTACCTCTATGCGCTCGCGGGCGACCAGCTCTATGTCTCGAAGAATGACGCCGCGTTTACGGTCGTCACCGGCGGCGCCTTTCCCTTGGTGCAGGCTCGCCGCCAACGTCGCGAGCCGGTCGCCCGGGCCGGCGGTGCGGGGGATCCGCACTACGGCGCCGCCGTCGTCGCGGATACCCTCTACGTCGGCAACGATACCGACCCGATCAAGGAAATTCCGCTCGGGGGCACGGCGTCGGACCTGGTGCCGCTGGCGATCCTCGACGATACCGGCCAGGCAACGACGCTGACGGACGACACGACGACCCGCGTGCTCGCGGGGACCTATAGCTATCGGTGGGCCCTGTACGATCACACGAATAGCGTCTGGACGAAGATCGGGCCGGTGCACACCGTGACGACTGGCGCCACGGGACGGCAGCGGATCACGTTTACCGCGCCAAATACGGCCTTGACCGGCAACGTGCGCTATCATCTCTTCCTGGCGGGCGTCGACCAGGAAATCGAAGGGGCGCACGACCAGACGCCTGAGGGCTTCCCGGCGGTCGGGCAATTCGCCTTGTGGGATGACCCGGCGGTGGAATCGGCCAGTGTGCCGACGCCGTCGACGGTCGTCCGGCGCGGATCACATCTGGTCGCACACCGCGGCCGCTTGTGGGGCGCCGGTGGGCTCGATGCCGCGTGTCGCCGGGTGTGGGCAACGAGCGTGCTGGCGCCTGGCCTCGAGCAGACCCTCTATGAACAGGGGCTCTTTTTCCCCGCCGCGGCCGTGACGCCCGACCTCGGGGCGCCCGTGACGGGGCTTGCCGTCGCCACCTTGACGTCGACGAATCGGAGTCCGACGTCGCCCCTCGGCATCTTCACCGACACGAGTACGTGGCTGTTTTTCGGTGACCCGATTGACGATCCCTCATCTACGCTCGTGCAAGTCTCGGGCGAGATTGGCTGCCCGTCCGACCGCACGATTGCCGCAACGCCTGTCGGCGTCATCTTCTGCGGCAAGCGCAGCGTCTATCTGTTGACGCCGCAGCAAGCGGAGCCGAAGGATATCGGCTGGCCGATTGAGCCCGCCATCCGGGCACAACCCGTGCCGTTCCGGGGTCGCGCGTGGGGCTTCTACCACCGCGGCTTTTATAAGCTGGCGTTGGTGCCTGCCGGCGGTGGGAATGCGAGTGAACAATGGTGGCTTGACCTGCGCCACGGGCTCGGCGATCCCCCGCAATGGTGGGGGCCGCATACGACGCCCCCGTATACCGCCGCCGCCCGGGCGCCCGCGCATCCCGTCGAGGATGACCGGGCGTGGGGCGCGCAGGATGGCACGAGCGCGTTTCTCGTGCTGCTGGATCAGCCCGACGTCTACACCGACCCGATTGGCCCGCGCACCGGAGGACAGTGGAACACGGCGCAATGGAACACGGCCGACTGGGCAGCCGAGACGAGCGTGCCGATCGTGTCGCGCTTCATCACGGGGTTGCTTGACGCGAATCAGCCGCTCACGCCGAAGCTCGCGAAACGCGCGCGCATCATCGCGCAAACGCTCGACAACACCTCGCTCGGCATTCTCGTGCGCTCCGATTTCGGCTATGCCGCCTCGGGGACGCTCGACGTACCGACACCGCTCGGCGATGCGTGGGACACGAGCGATTGGAACGTCGCGGACTATGCCATGCGGTGGACGGTCTTGAGCGAGTTTGAATGTCCCGTGCCCGAGCCGCGTGGCCGGGCGTTTAGTGCCATCTTGACGCACATGGATCCGATCGCGTGCGACCTCCGCGATTTCGAGCTCCGCGTGCAACCGTCGGCCCGGGAGACGCGATAACATGGCGCAGGTCCCGCGACCGCCGAAACAGGGCAATACGACCACGTATGTCGCCAAGGTCGCGGCGGGATATACGAAGATTCTCGCCGGCGAAATCGACGCCGACTTTGATACGATCTACAACGCCTGGAACAACGGCGCCGACGCGACGAATCTAAAAGACGACTCCATCACCGGCGCGAAACTCAAGGCCGATGCGGTCGGCCCCCGCGAGCTCGCCGACGGCGCCGTCTTCACGAATCATCTGCAAGACCTCGTCGTGACGACGGCCAAAATCGCCAATGGCAACGTCACCGACGCGAAAATTGCGAGCGTCGCGTGGAGCAAGGTGACGGGCACGCCGACGACCTATCCGCCGAGTGGCGCGGCCAGCGGAGACTTGAGCGGTGTCTACCCTGGTCCGAGCATTCGCGATGGGGCCGTGACGGCGGCGAAACTCGCGCCCGGCGCGATTGCGCCCAGCACGATCACCGCGACGGAAATCGCGGACGGGAGCGTCGGCACGGCCGAGCTCGCATCGCCGGCCGTGA